AATCCCCATCCAACTAAACCAAAAAGAACTAAACCAAAGAATAAAATAAATCCTTGATCAGGAGTAAGGTTTAAATGTTGGATCATAGGTTGTTTCTCCCATGTACCAGGTAAATTATACACTGATGGTTTTGATAAAAAAATCATTTGTATTTTTTAAATAATGTTGATGCAGATTCTTCAGTTAATATTTCCATATTAATAGAGTATCTCCAATTTTGAGAAGTAGTTCTCGCAGCGTTATGATTTAAATCATTAGGAAAAATAAGTAATTCTCCTTGTTGAGGTATATAATGGAATTCTTTTCCATTACGTTCAAAGAAAATCCCATCTCCCTCTACTTGATAATAGTATACACCATTTATAGTAGAACTGTAAAGATGATTATGCCACCCAGATCTGAAATCATTTATATTACTCCTATAACACCAACACGTAGTTTTATTTTGTGGGGTAATATGAAAGTTTCCAAAAAGTTCATAACACAATGATTTATATTGTTCATATAGATACGAAAAAAATGAAGTAGGATCATCATATAAAGGGAATTGATTATTCGTAGAATCATCAAAAGGATTTTGGGAATAATTTTTCTCAATAGAATTATTAATTAGTATTCTCTCTTGCGAATTTACCTCCGCAAAATTCTCAACACTAATTAAACTCCATTCAGGTAGGTTTTTAACTATCACTGATGGTCTTATCAAAAAACTGTTTTTGAAATTCTTCTACTTGGTTTTGTATCTCATTAGGAATTGGAGAGACTTCATTTACAGGAGTAATCATAGCAGATCCTGCATCTTCACGAATAATTCTCCAACAAACACGTTGTGTATCTGTTAGACTCAAAATAAAGTCAAAGTGTTCTTCTGCTTGACGTTGTGTGATTCCAATAGGTCCAATCATGTTACAGCATAGCAATAAGTGATCATATCAGGATCAAGAATATCTTCGATATCCTTTACAGTTTCAGAGAAACCTTCAGAACCTTCGTTATCCCATTTCCAATTTACGGTCTTATCATATCCTTCATCATCAACGACCTTGATCGTTCTTTTTGAAAAGTTGACAAAAACGTGTGCTAGTTCAGATTCCACCATGTGACTCCATACTATAGTATCTAGTATAGCAGTCAAGAGATACCCTGTCAAGGATCAATTTATAAAGACTGTCTTACCAAGGATTAGGACTGCTGCTTTTGCCTCAAGAAGCATACCAGTACCACAGGTTATTGTACAAGCAAGACTTGCGTTCATAATCATTGCACCTGCTAGAACATTAACATTATACATTCCAGTCACAACATTACAGTTATATCCTGTTGCACCGCATGTCAATGAAATTGGTCCTACAGGGTTACCAACAATATATCTGGGAATAGAATCAGCAGACATACCAGGAACCATAATTGTTTCAACAGAACCACCAACCATTCTACGAATACCTGTAATTGCCTTAGGAATAGGAGAAGGTGGTGAGTTAATCATTTCAACTAATGAAGGTGTAATAAGATCAATAGAGTTATCTCCACTAATAATAACTTCTCCTGCAGAAATAGCTGCTTGTCCACCACTAGATTCAAAAACACTACTGGTAAATTTACTAGAAACAGATCCTACATTAAATTCTGCACCTTGAACTTCAAACTTAGCACCAACAGTATTGATGTCAACATCAGATTCAAATTTGATTGTATGTTTTTGAATTTTTTCGTTCTTCTTATTACCTTTTTTGTCTACAATTTTAGGAGCACCTGTAGCAGTAAAGAAGAAACCACCACCAACTTCAACATGACAATCACCAGTAACTTTTAAGAAATAATCACCATCGACGTTATGAACAAGATCACCATCAATTTGTTTACACTGGTCACCATGAGTTTCTTCTGTATAATTACCAGCAAATGATGTGTGATCAGCAACTAAAGAACCAGTATCACCCTTACCATTATTTGCTGCCTTTACGGAAGCATCTACTTGTTTTTGAAGTTCTTCGTCATCTATGTCTGGATTTTGTTCACGAATTGCTTTAGCAGCAACATACTTTGCGTATTCGTTTTGATTACAGCATATAGATGTTGATGTTGTTCCACTTGCTTTTTTGTTTACACTTGCCTGACGACCAGGAGTTCCAACAAATAGTTCATAAGAACCGTCTAAGAAAGTTTTAGCAGCAGTTAAATATGGATCTGCTTCATTGAAAATATTATCAAAAAGACCACCAGATCCAGCATCTCCACCACAAGTTCCTCTACTCTGTCCTCTAATTGCATTAATTTCTGCAAGTTCTTCAGGAGTACAATGAGTAACACCAAATAAAGGATACCAACCTACCGTATCTTTACCACCATCAGGTTTACGATCACAATTACTACCAGCAAACTTAATGAAGAGTGCAATTAATCCAGTAATACTGGTGATACCTTTCTTAAGAAGGTCAGTTCCCGATTCAAAAATTTCACTACCTGCTTTCCATGCATCAATAATTTCTTTTGCTTTACCAATACCATCTACGATTGTTGTTACTTGATCAACAATACCTAAAACTGAATCAAGAAGGTTTTGAACCTGACAGATAACACCATCGATTGCTGCCTGAACACCCTGCATAACCATGGTTGCTTTATCAATAATTCCATCAAGAAAACTTTCAAGAATCCCAACAACACTTCCTACAGGATCTGAAATAAAACTAAGTAACCTACTATCAACATTACAAAGAGATGAAAGAATTAATTTAACTGCTGCTTGAATTGCCGTAAACACAACAAATGGCACACCAGTTGCACCACCAAGAAGATTAACCAACTCTAATTGTTCGGCAAGATTAGCAAGTGCTTGACGCATTGCAGAAATTACTTGAGCAAATACTGAACTTAAAAAGTTTTGAAGTTTTACAGTAAGTTGTTTTGCACTAACTAACTTACCAGTAACAACATCTAAGAAATCACCATCCTCTGCACGAATCAAAGAACCAGCATGATCTGCAAGATCTTCTACAAGGTATGATAACTTATACTCTAACGTTTTCCAAGGACCACCAACACCATTAGCAGCAGGATTGGGTTTGTTTGAATTTCTTGGTTTGACGGGATTACCACCACTACCATTCATTACAGTTCCTACATTATTAGGAGAACCAGCACCAGAAATTTGACCAGAACCATTCTGACCTTTTTGATTAGGAAGATCTACAGTGTTATCTATTTTTGCCCTAGTATGTCCTTCCGCTTTTGTTCTTGCAGTACTTGTAGTGGGATAGCTAATTAGGTTGGTTGTTGTATTAACACCAGTTCCAACTTCCATCTTTTCACCAGTAAAAGCAAATTGCTTCGTCTCTTTTGATTCTGGAGATTTTTTAACTCTCATAACACCAATAACTATTGGCATTTGAGCGTTCTCTCCATCCATGAAGAAACCCATAACAATAGCACCAGGTTGCAGTTGACCAGAACTTTCACCCTGACCATCATTTCCTGGTTGGCATGTGTGTTGTAAAACTGTTGCCCATGGGAGATTTTCAGTAGGAAGATCTGCTGTAGTACCACCACGAACATTAGTATAATATCCAAGCACACGAACTCTAACCCTACCCAATTCCATAGGGTCTTCATTATCTTCGACTTCTCCAACCCACCAGAAAAATCCGTCTTTCCCTACAAAGTTTACCGCAGGTTCATTAATGATTCCTTCAATTGAAGACATTGTATACTTTTATCCTTACGATTTATTTATTACGTTTGTGTCAAAGAGAATTTCATTAATGTAATCCTCTGCCCATTGGGGATCGAACCATTGACTCAAAACTGCTTTAGTCTTTTTATTCTTTCTCTGTTGTTTAGAGTAATAAATCTGATCATCAATTCTCTTCATAGTATTAATCCACTGCATATCAAACTCAGAGTTTTCTACTATACCTTTATAGAGTTGAATAGATTCTTTAATTAGATTCATATACATTTCTCTTTCTTCATCCGTTCTGATACGCATAAACTTACATCCTTGTGAGAAAACCTCATCAGTCCATAAAGGTAAAACTCTATTCTCTTTAAACTTATACTTGTATGCTATGTCCTTATATACATCCACATATTTTTGAGTTCCAAACACAGGTGATATATCAACAATTGCTGCAGTAACTGCATGAGGAGTTTCTACAACATCAGCACCAAAAATAGGTATAGGATAATCAGGAATAGGATATAATACACAATGCATTACAGAAATATTTTCCGTATATCCAGTTTCCAAATGCATCTTTCTAAGTTTCTTACTCTGATGCATTTCATTGATAATGAATACATTATCATTTTCCACAATAGGATATTTGTTTTCCATATGTGTAACATCAGGAAAACTTTTTAATTCTTCTCTCAAGTAGTTGGCAACTTCAATTGAAAGACGAACCCATGGTTTTATATACTTTCCAGAATCCATAATTAAACTCTTACAAACTTATATATTTCATCTGCACCCCAAACAATCCTACCTTTAGAGTCTAAGAATTTATCTCTCATAAAAAGTTTAGTGCCATACACAGCAAGTTCAGCATGAATATTATCAGTATCAAACTGACCCATCCATACTGTACCATCAAATTTTAATACCATATCACATTCTTCATTGCGAGTTAAACCACTATAGGTTCCACCCCAATGTTCTAAAATAACTTCTTTATCCGACACCTCTACCAATTTCTTATAAGTTTTTAAATACGGATCATCAGATTTTCTTCTACCCCAATGAATCGAATTTATAAACTCATCATTTTGCTCCCACTTAACAGTTACAGATTTATACAAAGTAGGAGCTGATTGTGCTTGATGCTTATTAGACCAAGTTCCAAGTAACCATGATAAAAAGTTTGTCATCAATCGTCATATACTAAGCACTCTGGCTCGTCTGGATGCTGGTCACACCATAGTTCTATTGTGTTGGGATCGTGATGATCTCCTGCTTTGATCTCTGCTGCATGATGTGAAGCATACTCTTCTAAGTCATGTAGTTCGCCTTCAATGTGACGACGCATCTGTGGATTAGTAGTTGGATCGCCAAGAATCTCTTGGTCTTTTTCAATATGCTGTTCTATTGTTTTCATTGTTGTACCTCGTTGATACATTAGTATTTATGAGCATTAATACTAGTTTCTTGGTATCGAATCTTTCAATAATAATGCTTCGGTAGACATTGTAGTGCCAACAATCTTATGTGTCAACCCACCAATGACATATTTTCCACTATATTTCCTATCCACATCTGTGGTTTGATTCCTTTTATATGTTGCAGGTATAATTATATTAATTCCATTTCCTGCATACAGATCAAGATTACCAGGAAATTTAATCATTAACTTAATATTCTTTAAAGATTCAAACCTCATCCATTGATATGCCTGAAGTTCTACCAATTCCTCATAATTTTTTTGAGGATTATTTTGAAATTTTGGATCAAAAATTTGATTTGATAGAATAGTATATCTTGTGCGTCTTGGATAGTCAACAATACTTTTAATTGAAGTATCTAATTGTGATAATGGATTGACCGATCCACTTTCATTTAAATGTGACATCTTTGGCCACATAACATTAATACCATAACGGTAAGCATCCACTGACATATCTGTACTCAATCCCATCTTAGATTGTGTTACAGTAACAGGATCAAACCCTATACTAAATCCTGCCCAAGCACCGTTACGCAATCCAGTTAAGAAATCTCTCTCTTCTGGAAATACTATAGTTTCAATTTTAAATTGATCACTTTCTTCCGAACCAGATGATTTTGTTGAATACACATAGGTGTACAACTTACTATCACCTGAAGTAAAATTAGTATCTGATTCAGTTTGATTGTTTACATCATCAATAATTTTATCAATAGACTTAAAATTAAAACCTAAACCATTTTCATAGAAAACAAATCCATTTTGAAGAGTACCACCCTTTCTTGCTTTTCGCACTGACCTTTGTGAAAGCCAATAGATACAATCATATGGTCTCCAATTTGTTGCTATAAACTGCTGTTTATTTGTAGATTCTTCAATATAAATCTTCTTTTTAGTGTTTATATACCTATTATCTGTTTTTAAAATTTGTTCTACAATTTCAGAAGATGATGTAGAATTAAATACAACCTGACTATTTCCAAATACGTTAGTGATCTCATTCTGGAAAAATTCATCACTAGCACAATTAACTATAAATGAATCTGTAGTGTTTAGTCTTGATCTTGCCTCAATATCATATGCCCGAACATAATAAACTCTATCAAGAATTGTTCCTCTAATTATAATTCTAAACTGTTCAGATCCAGTCATAGCACCTATGAATCCTGAACCATCATTAAAAAGAAGTTTTGCCTCTACAGTTGATGAAGTAATACTTTCATAGATTTCAATACCTGTAATAAAATCGTATATATCATCAGCACCATCAGAACTTTGAAGTTTCTGACCATTTCTAAAGACATTAACTTTTACCTCAACATCACCTGATTCACTTCTTCTAATACTTCCGCTTTGTGTGCTCATCTAAGTAAACCTCTCAAAGGATTAAGAGTGGATTGTAAAATGGATGCAATCGATCCTGAGTTTGAACCACCTCCACCAGAAGAAATCATCTGTGGTTGTCCACCACCAGAACTAGCACTAGCAACTTGTGCCAATGCTTGTTGTGCTGCTTGGATTGCTTGACTATTTACCCCATTTTGTTGAGCAACTGCTGCCATGACTTCTTTAATCATTTCTTGACTTCTTTCAGTTACTTGACGACGTGCATCATTTCTACTTTTTGTTTGTTGCTCTAGTTTTTTCTGTTGCCTTGTTTGTTGGAATTGACTTGCAGGAGCAGAACCACTAGCACCTCTACCACCACCAATTCTCATTCCTGCAGAACTTGATGATTTTCCAAACATCTCTGCCATTTTTTTCACTTTTGGAGATAATTCTTCCTGTTTCTTTTTAGCACCATCTCCATGAGAACCTTCACGAGAACCTTCACCTATATGTCCTTCAAGACTATTACCACCAGCATATTCCTTACCAGCTTCTGATAAAATCGGTGTAGTACCTGATTTAGCACCAACATACTTAAAGTGAGCACTGTCAGGATTATGATTGTAAACATATTGCCAACCAAAACGTTTACCATTTGCTTTCAACCATTGATATCCTTTACCATTAATATCAAGTGCTTCACCATATAGATGATGTGAATTAGGATCTCCACCAATTTCATCGTTTTTAGATTTACTTCTACCAGAACTTGCAACATATGATCCTAGATCGATTCCAGAATCTCTCATTGCTGCAGCAAACATTTGTGCTGCTGGTTGTGAAAATACTAGAGGTCTACCACTTTGATCCCTTGTTCCTGCAACAGTAAATCCAGAACCTGTATCAGGGTGTGATGCAGGTTTGATTGCCTTTACTTTATTTTGTGTTTTTGTCTTCTTATTACTCTTATCTGTTTGAGCACCAAATCCAAAGAAACTCTTAACACCACCCATAAAGTTTGAGAAGATGTTACCACTCTTTCTTTGTCCCGAACCACTATTAGAAGATTCAAAACTTTGATCTTTCAAATTATTAATATCAAACCCACCAACTTTTAATGCTCTAACCATTCCTTTACTCCACTTGTCATTGAAAAATCCTTTTTTAATCTTTTCAGGATCTGCATCAGGAGAAAATGATGGAGCAATTGAGGCAATACCATCTAAAACATTACCAAAAGCATTAAAATTATTAGAATGTTTACCTGTATCATGCCAAAGACTAATATTATCTTTTACTGCACTGAATAAATTGTTATATTTTGACCAACCTTCATTATGACCCTTTCTATCAATAGTACCAAATCCTCTGTCACCTATTTGACCAAAAGCATTAGTTCTATTTGTACCAACATAAACACTTTTCTTCTTCCTAGGATTCAAATATCCTGTTTCGTTCATTGCTGAAGCAGCAACAAGTTCAGGATACTTTGCTCCTCCTGCATCTTTTGCTAATCCAAATATATGATCAAATGCACTTTTTGGCGAAAGTTTCTTAAGTTTTGGTAGGGTTCCTCCTCTATCAAAACCAGGTAAACTAAATCCCTGACTCTTAGCTTCACCTAGTCTCTTTTGGGTTAGGTTTGGTTGTGTTTTTGTTGCAGGAGTATTAAAAGGAACGACGAAAGCTCCCCCATCTGCCTTTCTAGCAACGTACTCAGTGCCGTGTCCGATGAACGAAGTGGATCTCCCTCCATCCAATGAAACTCCATATCCTGATTGTGGTCCACTAATCCATCCTCCTTGTGCAAATGAAGGTAAGATCTTGACTTTACCACCCTGAGACTTTCCTTCTTTATCATTTGGATCAGGTTTTCCACCAGACCCATCTTCATTTAGGTGAGTATAAAGTTTATATCCTCCATAAGCAACACCTGCTAGTAATCCAAGTGCTCCAGCTCTACCTAGTAATCCCCTTCTACCTCTAATTAGATTATTATGAAGGAAAATTAGTACATTACCAAAATCTGTAATAATTCTAGTTGGATTACTTAACCAACGCATACCCAATAATAAAGTTCCAAGTCCAGTTAATCCTCGTACAAGTCCTCCTATCTTCTCCCAAGGACTAGATTGATCTGATAGTAACGTATATAACCCTTCAATAGTATTAACAACACCAAATTCCGCAACTTTAAAGATGAACGTTGCCAACTTAGAAAGGGCTTCGATCATCCTTGCTACTTTATCCCTGTTCTTGGGATCACTCAACCATTTCAGAGCAGGAATAACAATCGCTGCTTTAATCAGTCCACTCAACATCTTGAACAGACCTTCTAACCAACTAGGTTTTTTTACTAAAGCAGCAGGACTAAATCCAGCAAAAGATTTCTTTTTTTGTGTTTTTGTATAGTTTGCTTCAAAATCCTTTAGAGATTTCCTTGAAAGTACTAACTTTTCAAGTTGAATCTTTTTAAAATCGTTAACGATTACTGCAATAGAATTTACAGTTGCACCCAAATTATTGATAGCGACAGTATTCGAAATAATGGGTTTCAACTCCATTTTCGTTTTTGCACTAACATTAGGTACCTGTACCTGTACAAACTTGTAGAAATTAATTTTTGAATTTTTTCGTATAGTTGCCATTATTTCATTCGCTCAAGTAATGAATTAGGTGCAGTTATTACTATTTGGTTACCACCAGTATTTATTGCTACTCCTTGAGGGATAGGAACAATCTTCTCAATGATCGTGGGAATAGGAATAAATTCCATAGCTTGTTCCATAGCATATTCAGCAGAAATACCACCTTCACTTAGTGCTTGCTGATGTACCGACTTTACTGCACCAAGAACTTTAGGATCGATACCCATCTCTGATGCAATTTGTGTTAGAGCAGTAATCTTATCTCCACCACCAAACAGACCAGTAACTGCCTTAAGGACTCCTCCCATACCCTGTTGTTCTGCAATATTAGTAATTAAACCCATAGGATCTTGCCTAAATGAGTCTATCATTGCCATTCCCTTCGTAACCATCGCACCCATTTCAGGATTGAAAGCACTTAAAGCACCTCCATAATTACCATCCATAATATTTTGAGCAATACCACCCCACTTAGGATTGAATGTATTTAAAGCACCCATATAGTTGCCACTCATAACATCACCAGCAATACTACCCCACTTTGGATTGAATTGACTTATACCACCAGTGATAGCAGCAGCATAATTACCACTCATAAGATTACCTGCTACCTGACCCCAAGGACTAGCCATAAAGTTCTGGACTTGACCTACTACTCCTCCCACACCAGGAATCATACTCAACGCACCTAAAGGATTACCACTAGCAACCATGTTAAGTCCCGCCATGATTGGGGCAGCACCAGGAATAAAGGATGCTCCAATTTGAACTATAGGATTACTAATTACCTTACTAACGGTTTTCTTAATACCCTTCCATAGACCACCAAGGAACATCTCTTGAGGTTTTTTCTTTCTGTTTGGAAATAAGTCAAGAAAATCCCACCATTGATTTTTCTTAATTTCGTCAGTTTGTTTATCTTTTGGTAAAGGTTCTGTTTTATCTTTACCAGTAAACACTCCTGCAAAATCCCACCATGCCTTTTTACCCTTCTTACTCTCCTTTTCTTCTTCCTTTTCTTCATCACTCTTAAATGGACTCATAAGTGTATTAACAATCGTACCAAGACCAGGTAACTTAGATAAAACCTTATCAATACTATCTTTAAATCCCCTTAATCCCATAGCATCGACTACTGCTTCTTCACCTTGTTGTAATTGAGGAACAAAGTCACGAACGAACATGTATCCATCCATAAGCATGGATATAACACTAGTAGCACCAGCAGTAGCAAGACCAAATACATCCAAAATACCAGAAGTACCTTCAATCAATCCACCGATAGAATCACCTTGTGAAAAACGTTGATATGCAAAGAAAAGGTTTACAAGACCACCAACAACAGGAAGAATTGCTGCTGCTCTCTTTCCTAATTTACTACCCGCCTTTGCAATACCCTCAAAACCAGCAATACCTTTCTTTCTAAGAACATCCGCTGCCTTATCCATGCCAGGAATCTTCATCAAACCATCCATCAATCCCTGACCAATTGCTTTGGCTTTATTACCAATTGGTTTAATAATTGGTTCAAGAGGTTTTAATACTTTTTCTTGAAGATATTTTCTAGCACCAGATTTAAGACCCTTCATTCCATCATTAAATTTATCTCCTGCCTTAGCATAAGTTCTTGTACCCCAATCTGAAATTGCATTACTTGCTTTAACAACATTATCCCAACCTTTTTGAGCATGTTTTGATAAATTTTTATATTGATCTCCTGCCCAAGCAGGTAAATTTCTTAGAGTTTTGTTAACAGTACCAGCAAAATCCTTGGTTTTTTGAACACCAGAATCAAAAAGACCTGTAAAGAAATCCCCAGCTTTCTGTAATCTTGTTGGTTTGTATACTACTGGTTTTAAATTAAGTCTTCTCCATGCCTTTAATGCTTTTGCGGCATCACCACCAGCATTGTTTAATGCATTGGCATATGCTCTAGCAGCATCATCACCGTATTCTGCAAGAATCTTCTTATATTGTTTTGCTGCTGCTTCACCAAACTGATCAGCAATAGTTTTTACTCTAACTCTACCCCTAGGTCCATCTATATTAGGATCAGCACCAGATGGATTTTTGGCTGATGGTCTATTATTATAATTCTTAGGTTTCTTCGGTTTCCCTAAATCTCCACCACCAAGTAAATCGACTAATCCTAAAATATCTGTTATAAGACTAAATGGGTTCATCAGGTACTTTAACCCGATCAAACCCTTCATTATATTTCCAATACCACCTAATCTCTCTGCAAATGTCCCATTAGGATCCGTTAAAGAAGAAAATCCGTCTAGAATATTGTTAGTAAATCCTGCTGCCCAACCAAATAGTTTTTTAAAGACAAAGTGCGTCTTCTCTAGAAAAACTGTTAATTTCTCAATATTAGCAGGATCTGATACCCATTCAAGTATTTCCTTTGTAATAGCAAATTTAAATAGTCCACCAAGAAATTTTCCAATCGGTGCTAAAAATTTTTCTACCCAACTAAGACTACCCTTAGCAATCTTTAAGGATCTTTTGGTTAATTTGGGTTTTCGTTTTGCTGCCTTCTTATTTTCTATTGCTTCTTCTGCCGCCTGATCTAATTCTCTTCTTTCTCTGCGACGTTCTGCTTTTGCTCTTAACCTATCATTCTTAATTTGAGCAATTGAAATTTTCTCTATATCACTAACAACCGTTCCTATTCCAGAAATTGTACTCCCTAGTCTATTCAATGCTAAGGTTTGTTTTCTTGCAGCAGCAACTGTTGGAGATTTCGTATTTGAAACTCCAGGATTTACAAATTTATAGGTTTGTAATTTAGCCACCAGATGCTTGTTGCTCCTTCATTCTACGTTCCTCTTCTTTAAGGAAATTAACTAACAAATTCACGTAGATCTCCTTTTCCCAAGGCATCAGATTATCGATATGAGCGATACTCCATTTATGATGATGCATTAAGGAAAAGTTTCCTTCATAATAAGCCTGTAGATTGGTGTGAAGAAGAGCTATTCGAAAAAACTCGCTAGACCCTCCAATACAACATCACTTTCAACTCCAGTATTAGGGTTAGTAACCTTAACAGTATGAGTCAATTTAGGCATTTTCTCAAAGAACTCTTGAATCATCATAAATTGCTTACTATTCAATTGATCAAAAAATTCTAGCAGTTCCTTTTGAGGAATGTTAGAACAATCATAAACTTGATTAGCATCAGAAATTGATTCCACACAACTTGCTGCCATATCAAAAACCTGATCAACACCAGCTTCATCACCAAAATTCATTTGAACAAATGTTTCAAGACTGGGGTATCCCATCGTAATAGCAACTTCATCAGAAATTTTAAGATCTTTTTTATGACCTCTAGTCTTCTTGACTTTAATTTCGTCTAAGGGAATTGAGACTGATACAGTAGTTTCGTCATCATCAGGACAAGTTACAGTGACATCAACACTTTCACCAACAGATTTTGTGCGAATCTGTAAGAAAACGAATTCAATGTCAAATGTGGCAAGTTTATCTACATCGGTAATGTCTGTACAATCTTTGATAATATCTTTGATTGCTTCAACAATAGTAGCTTGTTCACCACTTTCAGTAGCTAAGAGAAGGATTTTCTCCTCCTTTACAAGAAATGGTCTAAAATTCACAGTTCTACCGTCTGAAGGTAGTTTCAATTTGTACTTAGGTACACTAATCTTAGGTAATGCCATAGATATTCACATCAGTACATTTATTTAGGTGTTTCCAGTGACAGTCAATACTTCGTTATTTGCAGCTAAGGTGATTGTTTGGTTATTGGAAGTTGATTGATCGGTACTATTATCAATTCCAGAACCAACAGTAAGGAATTGAATAGTATCCTGATCAAACCTATCAGCAGTATAGAATCTATATCTCTCATAGTAGAATCCTACACTCAAAGTCATTGTCTGAGCATTAGAGTTATTCAACTGAATCGAACCAATATTATATGGATATAAATTCCTAAGTTCCCAAGCAGCAGTTAATTGATACTTTCTTGCCAATAATATATCTGCGTTTCCACTTTCTCTTATAGAAGCAATTAACTCAGGATCACTAACTGCTAAACCTCCACCACCTCTTTCCCACTTATAAATCATCATTTTAGGACAAACATAATCATTATAATATCTTGTATATTGCTCACTATCGCTTGCCATCAAGGTTGTCCATCTCTCAAAGAAGTTTCTTGAATACTGAGAACGTGGCATTCTAAATTGTATACTAATCTGACTATATGCTGTATTTGTTGCATACTTAAATGGTGATCCAACATAAGGAGTTTGTGAAGTAGTAATCTGCTTACTTGGAAGATTTACAGTATCAGCATAGTAATCAAGTAACCATTCCAAATCATTAGACATACCAATATCAAATTTTTCAGTTTGAACTGGTCCTAGAAAATTTGCTGGTGTATAAGTTCTCATCATACTCGGTGACATAAATCTGACCGAATATAAATTGGTAAAACTAGGAGCATTGTCTTTGCCCTTTGTTCTAGATATAAACTCCTGAAATGAAGGATATCTTGCTCCTTGAGGATTTGGGATTGACATTAGATTTTAAGTTCCTTTTCTGTGACTACCATAAATTCCCAACCGTGATCTTTACAAAACTCATCTGCTGCTTTAAACTTTGCTTGATTTACAGCATAAGTCATAACTTCACTTATATATTTTTTAGTGTTTCGCTTTTGAGTTTTTGGTTCTTTCGTTTGATAAGATGGTTTAACTTCTGCAATATATTTCTTTTTTCCTACTTTAACGTAAAAATCTGGAAAATATCTATGTCGTTTACCATCAACAGGTGAAATATAAGGTATAATAATTTCTTCACTAGCCCATTCTTCTACAGAAGGATGAGAATCACACCATTCCATAAATTTATATTCCCACGAGGAGCGATATACCACGTTTCGTGCATCACCTTTGTATTTCCTAGGATTGGAAACACGATACTTACCTCGATATCTCATAAATACATACAAGTCACGTAGTATTTAGGTAAAAAGTTGACAATATATCGTTACCCCCTAAGTCCACCCGCTACTGGAAGCACTTCTGTAGATAATCCTACGGAGATGATTGACTATGTAATGTTTCAGAGAAAAAGAATTCAGTATGATGATAGTAATGGTAGTTCTTATTATGGTTTAAACATCCCTAACAATAATGTTGCGATGGAGAAGAATACTGATCGCATCTATATTAACATGCCTCAGAATCTCTCAACTCAGTATGCACCAACATATCGTACAGTTGATATGGGTGTCACTGGAATGGCAGCGGCTAGTGGATTAGGTACTGAAGGTTTTGATGATCTAGCTAAAGCATTACAGCAAGCTGCTAAAGATGCAATTCCAGAATTTACAGCAGGTGCCATATCGGAGGTTGCTTCTGGTGCTGCACAATTTTTAGGACTAGCAGGTAATGCTACTAGGAATGATATAATGGCATTAGCTAAAGGAAAGGTTTTTAACCCTTACCAAGAGCAACTATTCAGCAATATGCAGTTTAGAAATCACATGTTCTCATTTAAGTTTTTTGCTCGTAGTGAGAGAGAATCTAAGGAAATTAATAATATTATTAAATATCTAAAGCAAGGTGCTTTACCAATATACGGAACAGTAGATGGTGATGCAGCTACTGGTGCTAACGCTTCTTCTCGTTTCTTCGAAATTCCAGATAAATTTGATATTAAATTTGTTCGTTTAGATCCCCTATCAGGTACCTTAAATTCAAGTCCAGATCTTCATTATAAAATCCATACATCTGTGTGTACTGGAATTGATGTAAATTACACTCCAGATGGTCAATATAATGCTATTGGTGGTAGAAATATTAACAGTGTTGGTGTAGGAGACAATAGACCATTACAAGTTCCTGCAGTTACCGTAAACTGTAGATTTACAGAGACTCAACTTGTAATGCAATCTAATATCACAGAGGGATACTAAAATGGCAGGATACTTTTCTTATTTTCCTAACGTATATGTTGGTGAGGGTGTCGAAGATGATGAGGCATTCAAATACCGACTAGTTAAAAATATTTTTAGAAAAATTAGAGCAAGACCCGATTTAAATCAATATACAACTCTTTTTGAACAATATTCAATTAGAGTTGGAGAAACTCCTTCTACACTTGCATCAAGGTTATTTGATGATCCTAAGTTAGATTGGGCAATCCTCTTAATTAATGACATCACTGACGTATATGAAGAATGGCCAAAGGAGCAAGACCAATTAGAAGATTATGTAGATGAAGTATATACCTCTGAAAGAAGAGATGACATTCATCATTGGGAAACTAATGAGATTCTACTTGATGATGGTACACCAGTTATCAAAGAAGGTATTGAAGTAACTGAAGACTGGAGAACTATAATGCCAAATGGTGATGTAAAAGATGCAGAAACATCAATATATCAAGTAACTAACTATGAGTACGAATATTTTAAGAATGAATTAAAAAGACAAATTTTACTTCCAGTTGGTAATATGCTGGAAATCATGGTTGAAGAGTTTGAGGACTTAGTTGCATATGAACCCCATATTGAACTTGATGCTGCAAATAATAAAAAGACAGTATTGAATATTACCTCTAGATTCTTAGATAACACTGGATCTGTCAGTTTTGCTAGTGCAGCTCGTTCTGTAATAAGTGGAAGTTCTGAACTTACCTATGATGATGGACCTGGTAACGTTAATACTGTAAATACATTATCATTGACTGCTGGAGTTAGTAGTGCAGTAACTACCACTTCTAGCACAAGTACAAGTAGTAGTTCTTCAAGTTCTAGCAGTAGTTCTTCTTCAAGTTCTAGCGGCGGCGGATACTAAAAAAACCCTACAGACAAAAAAATACCCCGATTTTTTTTCGGGGTATTTTGGTAATTAAAAGTCGAATAATATATCAACCTCCATCAATATCACAACCTATCACACTACCACTGACAATTCCAAGAGGGATTGCCCACCAACGTCCATCTCCTTGAGACATTGCTGCTGCAGCTCCCCCACCTAGTATTCCACCAAGGATTGCACCTTCACTACACTCATTACCATCAGGTGATGGTTCTCTTTGCCAAATTGGTGGTGATGGTCTCGATGGTCTGCGTCTCCAGCATGGTACTTCAACAGTATCATACCATGAGTTAATATAACCTGGATTTCTTGCTGTGCCAGGAACATACTCTTCTCTATACTCTTTACGAGTACATGTACTACTAGATGAATAACCTGGTTGATAACTGTTTCTCGCTACTCTATCATTGTAAGGAGTAGAACTTGATGGTGGTCCAAGTATACTATCAAACCAATTCCAATTTCTAGAGGGAGCATCTTCATATGCTTTACGATTACTACGATCACCAATACTCTCTGCACTAACAGGAGCAATTAGAAATGGTAGTAACAACAGAGGTAATGCTTTCATTGTAATCCTTTTTAATATGTATATTATAGCATGAAAAAGGGAGTTATACACCCTCCTTTGTGACAGTTTTTTGTTTGTCCCACATTTGAATAGTGCAACGAAAACCTAAAGAAACTGGAGTAACACAATGATGTTGCAAATTATCATTAAGAACTAAAAGTTTTTTCTTAGGAAGAATTGTATGATAACCATCATCATCTTCCCAGATAAACCATCCTCCATTATTAGGATGCCATTCCTCATTAAGATATAAAGTAGCACCAAATGTTCTATCGATAGATCCTTTGTCATTATGCCAAGCAATTGCAGACATAGGTTGCCAGATATAATATTTACATACTAATTGTGTATATTTTGGAAGTGATGATTTTAATTCTTGATCTAATAACTGTTGTATATTATCTGATACAGGAGTAGTCATACAACTACCAATATCTCCTTGTTTTACTCCAGGATCCCAAGTTAGACTACTTGATGCCCAACAATATATGTTAACCCTTTCATCAAGTTCCTTTAAACATTTTTGGTACAAATCATTACTGATGGCATCTTCAATCAATATCATAGAATAAAAAGGGGGTGTTTAACCCCCTTGTAACAGTTTCCTATTTGGTTTCTAGAATTGCTTCTTTAATCACCGTCTTTAATTGTCTTAGTTTTTTCTTACCAAGACCAGCACGTGTATCAATTTGTACCTTTAACCAGTATACAAAGGCAAGTACCAATATAAATTGAATACCTTCACCCCATGATAAATTCCATGCTTCATTAAGATCTAATGAAGCAGCACCTAATAAATTAATCAATTAATCTTCCCCCGCAAGTTTAGCAAAGTATGAAAGAGTGTCTTCGGAATCCTCAACAGGAGACGAAGCAACTGCATTCTTAAGACCAGCAAGGTCAGAATCATTGAAACCAGCAGAAGGTTTTGGTTCATACTCCTCACTATCCACACCAAGGTTAGGACGTACAGGTGCAGCACCTTTACCAAGAACTAAGTTAAGACGTTTCTGTAGATCTTCATATGACTTGAAGTTCTTCTCTGCTTCAAACTCTGCAAGAGAGTAACCCTCTTTCCAGATACCTTCTAGTTTATCATCATCGAAGTTACCTAACACTTTAGGTGCAGCGAACTCAGACTTATCATAGTTCCAGTAACCATCAACCTTGCGTATCTTCAATTTGAAGTCAGCACCCTTCCAGAAATTAAAAGGATCAATAGGACTCTCGTCTGCAAATGCAGGTTGCATTGCTTCAACAAGTTTATCAAAAATCTTCTTACCAAATTTGTATAGGAAGACACGACCCTCATTCTCAGGATGAGCAGGATCTTGAACAACATATATGTTGCTGTAGTAGGAAAGTTTACGCTTCTGAGTACGTGCGATTTCCTTATCGCTATCACGACCACTGTTCCAAAGTTCCCTGTTCAGTTCTCCAACGGGATCATCCTTACCAAGTGTAGTAAGACTGTTCTCAATGTACCACTGTCCACCTGGACCTTTAAAAGCATGACTCCAAACCTTTGCCCAAGGCATATCTTCTCCATCAGGAGCAGGAAGGAATCGTATAACTGCGTAACCGTTACCAGACTTATCAAGTTCAGGTTTCCAGAAACGCTCATCAGCAGAAGAACCAGCAGCAGGCTGATTCAATTTCTCAATCTCTCTGGATAGTTTTGCAAAGGTATCACCCTTAGATGATGCCTTTTTAAGAGAGGCAAATGACATTTCGTATTCTCCGTATTAAGTGTGTTGTTTTGGATTGTTACTGTGTAATCGTAACATACTATTTAGGTTTAGTCAACCCCTCGTCGTGCAGTTACTTCAAGTGTCTTGATCATAGCATCCATGCACTCTAAGAGGTCTTTATACCCAAAAGCATTGGACAGGGCATTGATCCTAGATTTCATGTCTGCTGCTTCCCTGTCCTCTGATGCAGCAAGGCATAGTCTACCATAAAAAGTCTTTTGTTTGTCAATCAAGTCTTTACAATCTTCAATATGATCTAGTCTCTCTTCTCTACTCATTGTAGAAAGTTGTGCTGTCATCGCTGCAACTTCTTGATAAGTGTTGAAGATATCTTGTAGATTGTTTTGTACTTGGTCTGAGTTGAAAAATTTACTCATTTTACAATGGTAGAACTCCTTTGGATCTTTTCTTCATGTAATTTAAACGCTCTGCTTCATGTCGCAAGCGTTCTTTGAGGGGTTTGGACATTAGTTTTGGAACAGTTTCAATCTCAATTTCATTCTCTTGACAGTATGTTACTACTGCTTCAATGTATGAAATAAGACCGCTGCTACGCTTCACCAATACTTCAATTTCTTGAGAGAATTTAGTGGGCGTTAAAAACTTGTCCTCAACTTCTTTATCAGGCATTCGTTCTTCCCCTAACAAATTCTTCAATATAGGATTTGAGTAATTGTAAATAGTCATCAAGATTGTACTTCTGAAATACTTGAACAGATCCCTCTTCAGTGGCGATAAGTGTGACAATTTTCTGCACCTCTAAACCTGAACGTTCGAGGAACATTGCTGCATACGCAGTTTCTTGAACAAAATAATGTTCAACCCAATCTTCCTTCTTTTCTTTTGTTGAAGTTTTGAAATCGATTACTGCCAACTCACCATCAAACTCAGCGATGCAGTCTACACGACCAGCAAGACCAAGGTAATGAGAGTATAGAAAAGTCTCTAAACAATGAATGTTATTGATACGATCTAACGTAGGCTTTGCTATGTGAAACATTCTAACAGACAATGGATTATTTTCCAAGTATTTGTCTGTATCTAATTCACCGTTGAAATAATCTTCAGTAATAGAATGGAATGCTGTACCTCTTTGGGTTGCTCTGGCAGTAATTCTGTTCGCTTCCGTTTCACCAATTCTCTTTCTCCATTTTGAGAAGAAAGCAGCGTTCTTAAACGATGTGATGGAAGTTACACTCGGATAATATTTATCCGCACCAGGAATAGGGTAGAATCTAGTACCATTACGGTCAATAGCATCAACCTCAACATGTTCTTTGAGGTCAGTATCAATAAATTTAAACATTAAAAACCTAGATTATACTTAGTGACAAGATAAGATTTGACCAGTCCAGACCTCACGATGTCATCAATACCAAACTCAACGCAAGTAAACTCACGCATTTGCTGTAGGATATTAATGAAGTTTGAGATACCAGACTTCTCATACTCTCTAGTGAGATCAGTTTGAGTGATGTCACCACAGAACATAATCTTAGAATCTTGACCAACTCTTGTTATTATACTATCAAGTTCATGATAATTCAAGTTACTGAATTCATCAACTATAACAATAGCATTATCGAGAGTAACACCACGAATAAAACTTGTAGACCAGAAACTTATTGTTTCTTGAGCACGAAGATTTTCATAGAGCATCTGAAAAGAATTGTCATCAGGCATCTGAAACATAAATCTAACCATATTTTTGTATGGTATTTGATATAGTGCAGACTTATCTTCATGGTCACCAGGTAAGAAACCAATCTCTCTAGTAGGTACTAGAGACCTGACAATGTATATCTTATCATAAGGTGTACTCTCGTCAAGTACTTCTTTCAAAGCAAGATACAATGTAATAAAAGTCTTACCTGTACCTGCAGCACCATGTAACAGAAGGTTCTGTCCTTCTGCATACCTTTCAAACACTAACTCCTGATTAGGAGTCAATGGATTGACAGGAACCATGTAAGATGAATCAATAGGTTTCTTTCTCTTCATCATCTTCTTTGACATTGGTTGAAGTGGTGCAGTACCATTGCCATTACCGTTGGATTTCTTTCTTGCTCTTGGCATTATGTAAAACGACTCAAGTTTGATCGAGGGTGTGCTGCTTGGACTTTGGACATGACTTCTTTGAAACCATCATCAGCTTTAGGTTTGCCATACATATGACCACCTATACCTGCATTCCAATCTTTATCCCAATCGGGATTGTCTTTACGCCACTGATCGTAATTACTCATTGACATAGAGAGTTCTTTTTTCTCTCCAGTATTTTTATTTAGAACAGGGTAGGTGGGCATTCAAGTTTCCTCCTTTTGTTGTTTTTGTTCTTGTTTAATACGCCATCTAAATTGTTTGGCATATTTAACTTCCTCCTCAGTATACCAGTCTGGGTGTTTTTTTGCAAGTTTTATAATCTTTTTCGCTGCTTTTTTATCCTTCAAAATTAACTAGGCATTTGTACTAATCAACTATTTAGATCACTCAATCCTCAAACATGGTTGTACATCTTCCCAATCAGTATAGCGACAAGGACATTCATCCTCTTCCTCAGGACACCATCCAAGTGCCTCAGAGATCACTGGGAACTGACAGGTGAAATGATCCTTAACAAGGAGTGCAATGTCTTGGTGCTCCTTCTGGGTGCCATTGGAAGAACGTAATTCGATATAATGAATCCAGTTGCGAAGATTGCCAGTCATATACATTTTTGTTGGTACTGCAAGAGGCAATACATTCCTTGCACATTCTTTTGCAATACCTGAAGCAAGCATTTCTTTGTAGAGATTCATCCCATCTACAAAATGTCTTTGCATTTTTAATTCGTAGTCCTGTCTGACAAATGGATCTATATCATCAATGCTATTCTGTCTATTCTTATCATCTTGACGACGTAGTTGTGGCAAAGGAATGCTATCTCCAAGTAGAGAAGAGTCAGCATATCTCTGTGAAAATTCTTGAAATGTAAACGACCTATGCCTCAGCACTTGAGCAGCGATAGCACGAGTAGTATGAATCTCCACAGTCATTGATGCTTGCTCAAAGACAGACCAATGACCATGCTTAATACAATACTTTAATAACCCTGCTACTTTAGGGTTTTCCTGATTGTTAGGATTACTCACACGAGCAATGTATCCAATGGTCTTCTCTGCATCAGGAGTAACAGAGATTAAACATACTTTAGTCATGAATTTCTTAATAATATACGAAAGACTACATACAATCCCATTGCAGACCAGTATCCTAGAGTTGCTAACCCAAAGAGACCTGGTATACAAGCATTCCATACTAGCATAAGAGCTAAAGGTGATAGAAATAAGTTCCCAATTGCATTGACAACTTCCCTACCCTTCTCTTCATTCCTTTCTTTTTCTGCCTTCTTATCTAGTTCTTCCTGTTTTATTTCTTCGTCTTCTTTTTTCTGTTGTTCTAAGGCACGTTTGTCAAAGTATATTGTCACTTTTTCCTGCCTTTCTTTGGAGGTTTTGGTTTGGTTGGATCGTTCCATAATTTAGGATTAATTCTGCCCTCTGATTGTGTAAATTTTACAAAGTTCTTTTTATAAAGATCATAATAATAATCAAAAAGTTCTACTGCTTTAGTTGCAATAGCAATATCATATGCAGGTTGATCATCTACCTTATACTCAACCAGATAGGCAGTATATGGTAGTGATTTATCCAATGCATCATCGACATTACATTTCTCTTTTAAAATTTTTACACCTGTCAACTCCTACCTCCCCACTCAATCTGAGGGAATGCTTCGGATACCATTGCTCTAGTGATACGCTTATACTTTTTGTTTAATCCACCATCCTTGGCAAGAACTACAAGTTCTGCTTCATCCTGATGAAGTCCCTCCAAGAGTTGAACAAACATAGTTTCTCTCTTCAAACCTTTTAGTCTAGGTTCTCCACCTTTAAAGAATCTATAAAGACCACGATACTCTTGCTCAAGGCGAGAGTGATCTGTTCCTATAGGTGCATCGTTAGCAGTGTAAGGTACATCTCCTTCTGGCATCACTGATTCAATACTCTCATCAAAATTGATGATTAACAACTGCCTGAGAGCATTGCTATTATGTTTACGAAGAAGATCTACTTTCTCCTTCTTTGTTTTTGCATTAGAGACCTTTCTCAAAATCTCACTGAGTAGTAACCTAGGGTTACTGTTGTCCATATTACGTGGCATAATTTAATTCCTGTGATTAGTCTTCTTCCTCATCTACATCCTCAAACTTCCAGTATGGATTTGTTGGTTTGATGTAGATAAGTTCATCATGTAACATGTTACCATCTTCATCAAACATTTCAGGATGTACAACCGATTTAGAGTATGCTGCATTTTCTATGTAGTCTTCTACATATCCTTTTACCAACCAAGAAACAGTTACCCCAAGGATAAATGCTCCTATAACAAATAACACAATCAATGCAATAATGATTGGTTCCATAGGGTTCCTCCGCAGCTATTTTTATTTAGTGTTTATATCAAGTTGTTCTCTCTCAAATATAAAACAGTTTCGGTACAACCTCCAAGAACTTTACCATCTAAGATGACTTGAGGGAATGTACTACCATTACCAAACTGTTCATAGAAACCTTGTCTATCGAAATGTGTATCTAAACGATACTCAGTAAACTTATATCCCTTACCAGCAATAACTGCTTTGACTTTTGAGCAATAGGGACAACCGTTACGAGTGTATACAGAAAAATTCATAAGAAATATGTTTTTAAAATTATAGCATAAAAAAGGAGGGGTCGCAACCCCTCCTGTAGATTCACTATGTGAATTTAGAATGTGAACTTAAGTCCAGCTTTAGCACCCCAGTTACGGATTGTGTCACCGTCAGCGTCTTCGCCAGCAGTTGCACCAGAAATTTCTCCGTAAAGAGAAGTTGCTTCAGCAAGAGCAACAGAAGCACCAACCTTACCAGAGAATTCTGTCTCTGTATCATCAGTTGCTTCAGCATGGTTCAATGAAGGACCACCTTGTACATAGTATGCGATCTTACCTTCAGTACCTGTTGTACCCTCGTAACCAAGATGTACTTCAGTAGTTGCTGAAGAATAGTCTCCATCAGGATATGAAAGGTTGCTCTCAACGTTCACGTATGGACCAGCAAAAGCTGCACCAGCGAGAAGGAATGGAGATGCTGCTACTGCAGCGATTGTTGATTTGATTGACATGATTGTTTTTAAGTGTCTCGCAAGGAAAAACCCTGCGGATGATTAGATCCCCGACATGGGATCTGTCTTACATCTACACAGGGTTACGATTATTTCGAGTCCTTTGTATCAGTTTTATTTATAATAACATAACTTTACATATCTGTCAAGAGGGATTCGGATTATTCAACCTCTGCTCCCTTAAACGATCATGAGATTTCTTTCTTGATTCTAAAAGCATGTTAGCAACTCTTGCACGAGACTGTTGGTCTTGTTCAGGATCAAGATAATCTATAAGAATATCCATAGGATCTACAATTGCTTCGAACTCAGCATCTCCGTCACCAAGAATCTCTTTCAACTCTTTAGGTAAATTTTCGTTTTTAATTTTTGGTAATTCCATATTATTTAATTAAGATATATCTAGAAGGGTGTTCATTTACCATATTAAAATCATCAGGATTTGTGTAAATATCAAATGCCATACTCACTCTCACACCATCTTCTTTATTTGGTGGAACACCATGAATATAATCATTGGGAAAAATAACTAGGGTTCCAATTTCACTTACTATCGTTCCCACTTCTTCATACCAAGTTCCAGGATTAGGTCCATATAAAAATACATTTGCACAAACAAATCCTGATTCAATTCCATCACCTGTGTAATGTTTATGGGGTTGTATTCCCTCACCATTTCTAAAAATATTTGCCCAACATTGAACCATACATTCTCCAAATATATCTTTTATTTTTGGAATTAAAATTTTACCTGGCATATCATAAAGATAATTATAACACCAATACCTTCCAGTTAAACTATCATCACCAGTTCCAATATAATTATCTGGTCCTATAGATTTTACATAATTTTCAGTCTCCATAATAAAACTGGAAATAGTTTCACTTTCTTCTCCAGTAAGAAATTTTTTAATAATTTTCATTCAATCTCTTTGTATGTGTATCCTACAGCATCTCTAGTAGTCCAAATTAAATTACCTCCCTCTATGAAAGGTCTTAAATCTAGAGACGAAGCTATTATAGCATTAGTGGCAACCCCTTGGTTAATTGTTCCTATATCTATGTGAGCAGTACAACGTTGAGGATAAACAACAGATGTTATATCCCCAAGGTCTCCTTCATTTCCTAATGGATTGTTTGTATACGCAGTAAGGATTAGAAATTTGAGACTATCAAAAAGAGTTGAGTCAACAGCACCAGTCAATGACCCACCACTGTTAAGATAAGAAAGAACCCAATAAGTCATACCACTCTCATCTGGTGCTCTGCCTCTGTTTGGGAAGGTACCTGTGCGTCCAAACCTACCACTAGTATACTCTTCAGCGATTGCTCTAACAATAGGATAAAAATACGCTGTAGTATCTGTGTGATCTGTAAATCCTAAATCATTATACTCAGTAAATCCACCTGTACGATTGATCTGTACATTTCTCATGAATGTCATGTAAGCATTACTACCACTATTATCATTCAAGCAAAGTCTTTGTCCATTATTTTCAGTTCGTATATTATCTGTATAAAAAGAACTACTTGAATATGTTCTACCTTGTGCTCCACCACCATCTACTTCAATATTTTTAGTAGTAGTAACAGCAGATGTAGTCTGAATAAATGATTCTCCACCAATGTAGTAAGAAACAGCAGATGTACTACCATTAACTCTAATGGTTGCAGTTTGACTACCAGATGTGTTAGAAGTCTGAGTAAATGTTTGACCTAAGAGTATCAAAGTTCCAACTGCTCGTCCAGATATACTTACTTGGTCATTCCATGCAAAATCAAATACAACATCAGCAGATCCTGCTCCAGTTATATCGATACCAGTTCCATCAGAACTAAACGTAACACCTACATTTGAAGTACCTATCTGAGTAATACTTGAAATAGTCAGACTAGCATTTTCATCAAACCCACCAGAGATATCATCATCCCACATAATCTTAGTAGGAGATGCTATTTGATACCCCGAATCAGATGAATCACCTGCGATTGTCCAATCAACACCAGTAGCAGTAGCAGCAACAGATGTAAAGGTCAATGGAACTTCTCCAAAACCTTCTCCTGTTACTAACAAATCACCATTATTTTTAAACGTAGCTGCAATATTAGATGCACTTGCTTGAGGAGTTAGAGTCCATCCTATACCTGCAGGATTCCTAGTCCAATCATCACTTTGCTGCATCTGAGTTTGATTCTGAACGGTAACTGTTATTACATGAGGACCAGCAGTAAGATTATTAATAGTATATGTTGATGAACTTGGAGCGTTATATGTAGAGTTTACAATCTGGGTTCCATCTAATGAAATAGTTCCTTGATCATCCACAGCATATTCTAAAGTATAATTACCTGGAAAAGGAACATTAATATTATAAGATGTTGTATGAATAGTTCCCTTCAAGACATTATTGTTGGATGGATAAACCAGATATGTATCCGCAAAATCTCCCCAAGAACTATGAGGACCAGATGGAACCCATTCAACAGTTGATGGTGTAACACAACTAGAACCTCTACAAATTTTCAGATACCATCCACCAGGATTTCTATCCCATCTGAATGCATCTCCTGTTGGATCACCATTAGCATCTACAAATCCAGCATCATCATTAGTACACCTAACAACCATCTTTAATTCTCCAGCAGTCAAGGATTGTTGTACAGAGTATGGGGTACTTAATGCACCTGAGTCAAAGATACCACCATCTCCTGTAATGATAGGTGTGTTACTATTGTTTAAGAATACCTGCCAATTATAATCAGCACCACCAGTGAATGTATATGTGTCGTCTGCTGGTATATCGATTTTATAAGTTACTTCTTGAGTTATAGTAGGTAGAGTACAAACCTCTGGATTAGTCCAAACTGCATACTTATTCCCTTCCTCAGACCAATATCCATTTACATTAGTTACCTGAGGTTCTGGTTCAAATCTAGTAATTGATAAGGTTGCATTCCAATCTTGTCCATCAAGATCATAAAAACCAATGTCTTTAAACTGTACTTCCTTTCCACCATATCCTGTACCAGGATTAATTGTTATTGGGTAATCAGTACTATGTGCAACCGTAAGTATAGCATCAGTCTCTCCACTTCTTCCTGTTTGATTGAACGTAACACCATCAATAACTAGAGAACTTAGAGCAGTTCCAGCAGTGCTAGGGTTATCATTCCATTTAAATTTAAGTCCAACAAGACCAGCAGCATCACCACTTACCCTAAGTTTTAGATCACCACCTGGTATAACTCTATTCTTAATACGTGTCTCTACAGTATAGACACCTGCAGCTAATGTTAAAGAGATAGTTTCATTACCCACGCCAACAAGATCTCCACCATAGTTTATCTCTCTATCAATAATAGCAATAGCAGCAGAGTTTATAATCTTAATATAACCATCGTTGTCAGACTCTATCCTTATAGAATATACACCAGAAGTAGGAAAGTTAACAGTAGTAGTGTGTGTCTGCCACACTCCTATGTAAGGATCTTCCTCCGTATCTAAAGGCACTGCTGGATAGATACCATAATCAATCATGTGCTGTGTCCAACCATTACCAGGATTATTTGATGCACCTACCTGTACCCATGAACCTTTATTGGTAACTGAAGTAGCAATTTGTGTAGAACCTTGAGTGATACGCCAGGCTAATGATGCTGGATTGCTATACCAAAGGTTATCTGAATTGACCTCTACAAAATCCGCACCAACATTTCCACTAGGAATTGTATCTACACCGCTTCTTACAGGAAAAGTTGGTGGTGAAGATCTTTCTGTTAGAACTTTCTCTACAAAAGTTCCATCAGCTCTATACATCTTTAAAGGAATTATATTAATGTCTGGATCAAAAGGAGCACAAGTAGAAGGATCCATTGTCTGTTCATTAAAATCATCATCCAATCCCCAAGGGGTTTTTGATATCTCTTCCCAATTATATGTTGGTTCTATTAAAGGATAACCAGTTGGTATTCCAATTGGAGTTAACAAATCATCTACACAATCATAGTACTCTTTAGTTCCATCAGCAAGAGTTCTAACTCTACATCTTCTAGTAGTAATTGCAGGAACACCACCACCAGTTACACGTTCTATATCACCGTAATCTACAGGACCATAAGTTATTTCTTTACCATCAATCAGTCGAACACACCGACCATTAACACAAACATATCCTTCAGGACAGTCAGTATCTGAAGAGCACCCAACACGACTATCATCATCAATTTGATAGTCACATATTGGTCCCAACGGTCCTTCTGGATAATAATATGCAATTGCCATTAAAAAAGAGGGTGTTACCCTCAATATTTATTCTTGCATCGCACTACCGTTTCGGTATCGTGCATTGACATGAATAGATTCGATGTAGGTGGTATCTTTCCACTTAGATTCTTTAATTTCATCCATTGCAACAGAGACTTCACATTCCTCTGGTTGATTATAATTCTGAAGCAATCCTAGAATTCTATTCATGTCAAGTGATGACAATTCTCCTGTACTATCCCACTTCAAAGCAGAAGTGTTTGATATGCATGGTTGTCTATCGTTGTGAGTAAAATAGTCTCCTGACATTTGTTCTGTGTTGAGTTCCACATATTATATTATAATACTTTCAACATAAAAAGGGTTTTATTTATATTGTTTTTAGATTTCCTCAATAGAAGTAAACATAATGACACAAAAAAACCCTCGTAAAGAGGGGGTGGGAGATTGGGTTTCTGTATTACCAATAAGAGCGAGGCATTACTACAGTAAGTAAGAATTTCACTCTGCCTGAGACCCGACTGGTAAGTCGATTCTGCTTTCGCAGCAGCACCACCTGTGTCTCATCACCTTATCCAGCTATATGCCAGAAAGATTATTCAGTCACTCCCATGTTGGGTTCGTCAACTCAACAAATATATTATAGCATAAAAAAAGAGGGTGTCAACCCTCTAGGTCAAAAAATTTGCCGAGATTTTTTTGCGGATATCTGGAAACCGAAAGTCGATTTTCGTTTAGAGTACCTGAACAACACCAACAACATCAGGAATTTCTTCCATCAGTTTACGTTCTATACCTTGCTTCAATGTCATAGTACTCATAGCACATGTCTCACATGCACCACCCAACCGTACCTTAACATACCCTGTCTCCTCTTCTATCTCTACGAGCTGAAGGAATCCACCATCAGCTTCAATATAAGGAACAAGTTCTTCAAGAACCCTTACTACATTCTCTTCTGTTAATTCCATGTGTGTTGCCAGATAGTGTTGTCTCTTAAGGTATTCATAATATGTGTCCTCCGTCATCCTTGCCATATTAGATCAGGCATTGCTTGTTGACCTGGTCTCATTACAAATAATAATATACCGTAACACAGAAACCATATTATATTAAACAACCATGCTTGTCTCCAGAAATATTTTCTTACTGCCATTGACCTGAGTATCTCAGGTGCTTTGTCCTGTGATCTGAATATCTGTTCAATGATAAATGCAATGATTGTTGCTATCACTAAAGGATAGAATACAAAGTTTGCAAATGACATTATGAATATTAGTGTTTGCATTTTATTCTGAACGAGTATTGAATAACCATAACCATACAATGCCAAGTACTATTATAGCAAAGACTCTTATGGAACTAGGTGAGGTATCTATCATAAAAAAAGAGACCCCCGAAGGAGTCTCCATTATACGGTTGTTATATTTATCTGTCAACCTTATCCAACAGCAGGTGCTGTTAGTGCAACCTCACTTGTCTCAGCAGATGCTAAGTCAAGAGGGAAGTTGTGTGCATTTCTTTCATGCATAACTTCCATACCAAGGTTTGCTCTGTTAAGCACATCACCCCAAGTAGGAACAACCTTACCAGATGCGTCTACGACTGACTGGTTGAAGTTGAAACCGTTAAGGTTGAATGC